ATGGACATCAGGACTATTACTATCGATAAGATTAATGCAGCTACTTATAACCCTCGTGTCGACCTTCAGCCAGGAGATCCAGAGTACGAGAAGCTTAAGCAATCCATTGAAACATTTGGCTATATTGACCCGATCATATGGAATGAACGCAGTGGAAATATGGTTGGCGGTCATCAACGTTATAAGATCATGGTTAATGAAAAGGGCTATACAGAGTTAGCCGTATCTGTTGTGGACTTAGACGACCAACAAGAGAAGCTGCTGAACATTGCACTGAATAAAGTCTCTGGTCGCTGGGATGATGAAGCGCTGGCCCGACTACTGGATGACCTGCAGGTGAGTGGAGCTGATATTTCTTTATCAGGATTTGAGTTTGAGGAAATAGAAGAGTTGATCAGTAGTCTCCCTGATACTCCTGATATACAGGAACCAGTCATTGAGGATGATTTCGACGTTCAAAAAGCTTTGGATAATATCAAAGAACCCGAAACACAACGTGGTGATGTGTGGCAACTTGGCCGGCATATCCTGATGTGTGGTGATTCTACTAGTGAGGAAGATGTTACTCGGCTCATGGACGGTAAGAAGACGGCACTGGTTGTTACGGATCCACCTTATAATGTAGCAGTGGAAAGCAGTTCTGCTCGTTTATCAGCCGATGGTCGTAGCTCCATAATGAATGATGATATGCCTGCAGAGGAGTTTGCGGGCTTTTTGCATGCAGTCTTCCAGCAATATGGTGCTGTGATGGACCCGACTGCAGCTATATACGTCTTCCATCCTTCATCATATCAGCGGGAGTTTGAGGAGGCTATGAACGCCGCCGGTATTATCGCTCGCTGTCAGTGCATTTGGGTTAAGAATGCGGCCACCTTTGGATGGGCGCAGTATCGATTCAAACATGAGCCAGTGTTTTATGCCCATTTTAAAGGCAAAGCACCTGCTTGGTATGGTGATCGTTGTCAAACAACGGTATGGCGTTCTGGGTTACCATCGGAAGAACCTGTACCAGAGACGGTATGGGAAGTGTCACGGGGTGATGTTACCAAGTATGTTCATCCTACACAGAAGCCATTGGAGCTCCTAGCTATTCCAATCAGGAACAGCAGCAAGCAAGGCGATGAGGTCGTTGATCTCTTCGGTGGTAGTGGATCCACTCTTATGACTTGTGACCAGCTTGACCGGACATGCCGGACAATGGAACTCGATCCGATCTTCTGTGACGTCATTAAGAAGCGATACCATGAAGCCACCAGTGTTGAGCCTGTGCTGCTTTATCGTGTAGATCCCGCAGCCTAAATATAGGCTTAAGTTTTGTTAATTATTTTCTTATTAAGCTAACGGGCGATTTGCGTAGCAATTTTCACCTCAGTAGATGGGATTTTGTGGTATATTGTCTTTGGAGGTGATGTGGTGAAAGGTCATAAACCCATTTCGTCATTGGCTATACTTTTTTTATTTCTGGTTGTTGTCTCTGGTTGTGGTAATGCAACAATTGGTGGGGAAAAAATAGCCTACATTTCAGCTACTGAAAATTCCCAATACGCAAAGACATTTAATGACTTACACCTCGGAATTTTATACGATTACAATTTGAAATTACCGGAAGCTGATAAAAGTTGGGTAACTCTTTGGGTAGAGGGTTATAAAAATGGGAAAAAAACCGTTCCTTTCCGTTTGACAGAACTTTCATATGGCTTAAATCCTAATCAAGTTGATGAAGGTCCAATGGGATTTGGCATTATCAATCCCCAACAGGAAAATGTTTCGTTCTTCTTGTATTCATCGGGGGCATCTATTCCCCCTCTTGAAGTAGAAAACATCTTAAATTCAGAAGGAGTAGGGGCAAGCAGCTGGGGCATTGCAATCGGTCAAGAGGCAGTGGGCTTAGAACCAGGAGAAACGAAAGTGTTGGGAGTTTACCGTCAGGCAGGAAATTCAATAAGAACATACGACTATCAAGATATGAATCAAATAACACAGATGATAAATGAGGATATAACTGTACTCTTGCTTAAGATTAAAGTGGAGAGAAAGGATTAATTCCTAACTGTTAAGCTAACGGGACACGATAGCGGAGGGGCTTCCTATGTGGTAGCTCTTCTTTACTATTAAGCTAACGGGCAGGTTAGTTTAATAACAATTGAGCTATTACACCTCAAAATTGGACTTTTTTCTAGAAGGAAAGATTCTTCTGAGGTGAGTTAGTGAAATATAAATCAATTTAAAGTAGGCTCTTTCTCTATCTATATCTGAAGTTGTATGACATGTTAGGGCTTAAAGTTAATTGAAATACTTACAAAAAGATTGTTATATTAAGATTAAGAGTTTAAGGTTCGTACTTTTTTCTCTAATTATTTCTTAATGAAAGGAGAGCTTATATTGAAAGCAGTAATTCGAAAGATTGGTTACATAAATTGCGTATTAATAGCATTCTTTCTAATACTATGGATTAGTGTTTTTTTAATTGGAGGTATAGTTGGTGCATATTCATGGACACTACTCAAACTAGTTCTACCCTTTATAGGAGCGCTGGGATTGTTAATGAATTTGATAATTTTTATCATTTTATTATTTAAAAAAATCAAAAGTTTAAAGTTAGCTTTTAATGTAATGGTCAATATACTAATGATTTTCCCTATATTAATGACTATGAACATTATTCCTTTGGCTTATCCAAATACAGTTGAACATGCCCAACCATCCGTCACTGTAAATTTCCCTTTAAAGGAACAGACAGTAGTTGGTTGGGGTGGTAATAATGTTAAAGACAATTTACCGCATGCCATATGGTCATCAGAGAGATGGGCATATGATTTATTAATGGAACCATATAACATTAATAGTGATAATAACGAAGATTACGGCATTTGGAATAAAATAGTTTATTCGCCTGTCTCCGGGGTAGTAATTGCTACTTACGATGGTGAAGATGATATTACACCAGGCTCAGAAGACTTTAATTCATTGGAAGGTAATTATGTATACATAGAAATAGAAGAAACTGGTACTTATCTTTTGCTTAATCATTTGAAAAAAGATAGCGTATTAGTTAAAGTTGGAGATAAAGTAAAGCCAGGTGATTTATTGGGGCGTGTAGGAAATAGTGGTTCAACTTCAGAGCCACATTTACATATTCATCATCAAAGACAAAATCCAACCAAGACTATACACCCTGTAATAGCAGAAGGACTTCCTTTGTTTTTTAGAGATTTAAATGTTAGTTCAATGCCAAGAAAAGGTGACGTTATAGCACCTCAAAATTAAATGACAAGTGTTGATTTTTTTGTGAAATTAGAGGGTTCAGTTTTATTAAAGTGCAATAATCAAAATCATAGACCGACAATTTATGGATTTTTTTGTTACTAATAGAAGATTGATTATACTTCAACAAAAGTTGTGAAGTATTGTACTTAAACTCACATGGAAGAAAGGAATTACTTCCATCATCTGTGGTGCAGCACCAGCGCTGCATGTATGGCTAACGGGTAACGATAGTTGAATATTACACATTGATGAGCAGTGCTTCGGTATCCTGCTCTTTTATTAAGCTAACGGGACACGATAGTTTAGAATCAACCGTCTTATATGGGACGGTTTTTCTTATGTCCAGACAAATTAAAAGGAGGACGCTAGAACGCCCTCCCAATCATCCAGGGTATCCCCCGGCTGAGATAGCGGCGCGCCACGCGTGGCATTTTACAGAAATCCGCTATCTCGTCTTCCATCATAAAGGAAAGCTGAGGGATACGTAAATGGGAACACCAGATGAAAATAATTTAATGTTGCAGCATGAGCTCGAAATCATGGCCGGAATCCTTGAGTCAAAAGCACAGTATCGTAAGATTGTTAAAGCTGGAATAGCCAAGTGGGTAAAGGATTTTCAGGATGGTCATATTGAGTTTAAGACGGTAGATGACCTGAAGAAACTTATTGAAATAGATATTGAATTGCAGAGGGATGAGTTGTGACTTGCTTATCTTATTTGTCTCTTATTGCAATCCCGTTACGCTTGCTTTCAGGTAATTTAGAGAACAGTTCGCTGATTTTCCTTTTTCTTGAAATCTGGTCATCTATTATAAAATTGATCAATTCAAACAATGACAGTGCAGTATCATAATCATCCTGAAGATCGAGTTCACCAGGATGAACGGACTCATTACCAATTACTCTAACAATATCTAAAGCTTGTTGGACTTCTTCGGAAAGTCCTTTCTCTACGAGAGATCCAATATCTTTATTTATGTCTTTTCCAGATTCACCTAATTCAATCATTAATTTTTGAAGAGCTAATCTAAGAAGTGCTGCGGCTCCTCTGGGTGAGAAATTCACTATACTTCTTGCTTCTTGATAATCATTGATTAAAGAATCAGGCATATTAGGATGAGGCTTAGCTGCCAAAGATACTAATGGAATGATAACTGTTTTGTCATACCAAATGGTAAGTCTTTTGCAATGGACACACTTAGAAACTCGCAATTCAGGAATGGGTGTTGCTGAACCATGGGAATAGTAACTAGTATTGCTCCAATCTTGTTGTGCCTTGACATTACAATGAGGGCAATGGAAAGAAGAGTTTTCATACATTGGCGGAAAATATGTATCTATCATTTGATTCATCCTTTTAATGTTTTTTATATTTATTCTTAAAATATTCGATGTTTTATGTGAAAAACCTTTATAGAAATGTGGGGGTGAGGTGAAATGTAATGGCTAGAGAACGGAGTCTTGAACGGGACAAAGCAAAAATCATGTGGCTGGAGAGCAGCGGGACGATGAAGCTAAAAGACATCGCCACTGCTCTTTCTGTTGGGGAAAGCAAGGTACGGAAGTGGAAATCACTGGACCGATGGGAAGACGATCTCAAAGGGAACGCTCCACTTGAGACTAAAGGGAACGTTCCACATAAACGCGGCGCTCCCAAAGGGAACACAAACGCGGTAGGCAATCGTGGTGGCGCACCGCCGGGTAATCAGAACGGCAAAGGGAATAAGGGTGGTTCGGGTGGTCCTCTCGGTAATAAGAAGGCTGTTAGCACTGGAGAGTATGAAACGATCTGGATGGATGCATTGGAAGAGGACGAGCAGAACTTAATCGGGCGTATTGACACCGATCCGATCCAACAAGCCGATGAAATGATTTATCTGCTTACTATTCGGGAACGTCGTATGCTTCAGCGGATCCAACGGATCATGAATGGACTGACCGAGAAGCAGCGAAAGGTTCTGAATGAGCTCAAGGCTATCAAGGATGTCATAACCGTCCATGACGAAAAGACCAGTGTAACGAAGTCCGTACCGGTTACTCGAAACGAAATGATAGAGACACAAGTCGAAGAGACCGAGTACAGAACCATTGATGACATCATTAAGCTGGAGGAAGCTCTTACTCGTGTACAGGATAAGAAGATCCGCGCGATCGATCTAAAGAACCGCCTTACCGATGAAGAAAAGCAGATCCGTATTGAAACGATGCGATTTGAATTGCAGATGCTTCGCGGCGGGGGAAATGATGACTTCGAGGATGACGGATTTATTGATGCATTAAAGGGCAAGGCATTGGAGGTGTGGGACGATGGCGAAGCTTAAACTCAAGCCACCGTCATTCAAGTGGTCGCCCTTTTCTGTGAAGCAGCTTAAGGTCATGACATGGTGGATGCCAGAACAAAGCCCGCATGCCGATAAGGATGCAATTATCTGTGATGGTTCGGTTCGTGCCGGCAAAACGATATGCATGTCCTTTTCCTATGTTGTGTGGGCGACAGAGAGCTTTAACAGTGAGCAGTTCGGCCTGTCTGGAAAGACCATCGGTGCGCTTCGCCGGAATGTTATTGGTCCACTGAAACGTATGTTAGCTAGCCGAGGATACCGTATTCACGACAATCGATCTGAAAATATTCTGACCATTACCCGAGGGCTGACAAGCAATCGGTTTTTCTTGTTTGGCGGTCGAGATGAGAGTTCTCAGGATTTGATTGCTGGGATCACTTTGGCGGGCATGTTCTTTGATGAAGTTGCCCTTATGCCGAAGTCCTTTGTTGATCAAGCGACAGCTCGTTGCTCCGTGGATAGAGCAAAGCTGTGGTTCAACTGTAACCCGGCAGGTCCATACCATTGGTTCAAGCTCGAATGGCTGGACCAACTAGAACGTAAGCGAGCATTGCATCTTCATTTTACGATGAATGATAATCTCTCCTTGTCTGAGCGGGTACGGGAGCGGTACTGCCGGATGTACAGCGGGATTTTTTATCAGCGGTACATTTTAGGATTGTGGGTCATGGCTGAAGGGGTAATCTTCTCAAAATTTCAAGATACCATTCACAAGAAGCCGCGAGAATGGTTCCCTACGAGGTTTGATCGTAAGTTTATCTGTATTGACTATGGTGCTAATAACCCGACGACGTTCCTGAAATATGGTGTTAAGGGTAACATCTATTACGAGCTGGAGGAATACTATCACGATATCCGGCGAGCCGGTGAGAAGACGAATGCCGAATATGCAGATGACTTACAAGCGTTCCTTGATGGGGATGAGGGAGTGATCTTCATCGATCCATCGGCCAAGGCATTTATTATTGAGCTGAGTAAGCGGGGGGTTAGTCATATTCGAGCAGCAGTGAATAGCGTTCTAGACGGTATCCAAACCGTGTCCAATCGCTTCCAAAGCAATGAGCTTTTCATCTGCGCAGACAACAACAATTCCCTCATGGAGTTGGTGTCTTACGTTTGGGATGAAAAGGCAGCGCAGAGGGGCGAAGACAAGCCGATCAAGCAGAATGATCATACGTGCGATGCCCGGCGTTATGGTATTCATACCGATTATATGATACAGCAAGTAAAACAACGTAAAAAAGAGCGAGAGGAAAAATACGATGGTGATGTGGGGTGGTTATAAATCATGAGTGATGAATCACAGTGGTTTCAAATTTCAAAAGAGGATGAAAGGCATATTCCTTCGAGCGCACAGCTACCAGACAGCTTTGAGAATCTCTATGATCAGCACGGGCTACTACCATTCCCTCCAGGTAATGACCCGGCTTCCTGCAAGCTACTGGTGAAGAATAGCAATATTATCCCGCAATGCATCGAAGCATATAAGCGGAACATTGCGGGTTATGGAATTGCTTTGGAGTATGTATCGGGCGAGAATGACACGACAGCGGTAGATGACTGGAATCGGGCAGAGAAGTTTCTTGAGACCTGTAACCTTGAGGATTCTCCTGAGGAAATCATAGGGATGCTAATAGAAGACTTGGAGAGCTGTGGTATGGCAGAAGTAGAAGTTGCATGGCCGCAAGGGAGCGAGTATCCAACGATTTACCGTATGAAGCCACAGTACATCAGGTGTACTACCGAGAGCAAAGTATCGACCATTAAGCGTAAACGCCGTATTAAATCTACGAAGCAAATTGAGGAATTCTCTCAGGAAATATATGCGCGTAAGTACGCCATGAAGCGAGGGCAATCTGTTGTTTGGTTCCGCTTATTTGGTACCGAGGGTGAGGGGAACGAAATTATCCCTTTACGTTTTGGAAATGATGGTCCCTACGGTGAGCCGCGTTGGTTTGGAAATACGCCTGGTGTGGTCGGTAGTCGTGAGGCAGAGGAGCTGAACGTCTCCTACTTTAGTAATGGTCGGATGCTTTCAATGATCTTAACTGTGACCAATGGCCGTTTAACAAAGCAATCGATGGAGCTATTGAAGAACGTCAAAGGCTCACAGTCACAGGGTGGCATTCTGTATCTGGAAGCCAAAGGGGAAGAAACCGGTGGTCCGTTAGACGAGAAGGTTGAAAAGGTAGCTATCAAACTAGATAAGCTCAACGATCTTCTCCAGCAGGATGCACTCTTTCTGGATTACGGAAAAGAGAAGAAGGCAGATATCCTTTCCTCATTTCGTTTGCCGCCTATCTTAGTTGGCCAGAGCTCCGACTACAATCGGGCAACGGCACAGGCTGCGCTGCGGTTTGCAGAGGAGCAGATATTTGAACCTTACCGTACGTGGATTATGGACGAAATATTTAATAAGCGTCTGTTACCGGCTATGGGTATATTTCGAGTGCGGGCAACTTTGCGGGGGCCACGTATTATCGATCCTGAAGATCGCAAGGCGCTTCTGGACTTTATTGCTGACCGTGGCATCATGCTGGTTCGTGATTTGATACCAATTGCCGAGGAGGTCCTGGATACAACGATTGATGAGTCTAAGTACAGCGAGGAATATCTGGATACTCCGATCGCTCAGATGATTAACAGTCAGCCTGCTCTGATGATGAAGGATACTGAAGACGTTCAGGAGCAAGTGGCAACGATAGCCAAACGATTGCTTCGACAGAGCGATCAGGAAGCAGGCATCCATGTGTGAGGCATGCTGGGAGCGAATAGCCAAGGCAGACGACATGGAATTTCTGGATAGCTTGGAGTTAACCCATGCTGAGCGTGCTGTGCTGGAAGAGCTATACAAGCAGGGCGAGGATCGGATTGTTGAGATTCTTGAGCTGCAAGGCAAGGAATTACACGAAGCGATTCAGGAACTTAACGAGGAGCTACTGATTGATATTGGGGAGCTAGGCAAGGTGTTGATATCTGTCCAGGCGGGTGATCTGTTTACCGTACAGTTTGAGCAGGCTGTCTATGATGCGTTCACACCTCTGTTCCATTTAGCCGGAGAAACAGAATTGACGGTTTTCAATAATGACAAGAGTTGGTCCACGAAAAATAAGGCTGCTTCACGGTTCGCTAAAAACCTTAAGAAGCTTGTTCCTGACATGAATGGAACGTCTAAGGATGTTATGACTCGGGCTTTCCAGAAGGCGATTAAAGAAGGGAAGACACCCTCGGAGAGAGCAGTGTTAGTGCAAGAGATTAGCGCAGCTGCCACAAAGGGGGAAGAAGGTCCCTTTAGTATGAAGCGAGCTGTCACCGTTGCCCGCACAATGAGCACTGCCGCAGCCAACGGTGGAAAGCTTGAGGGATGGAAGCAGTCAGAAGTTGTCACCGGTAAGAAATGGCGGTCCTCAAAGGGAAGCCGAACCCGTAAAACGCATAGGAAAGCTGATGGTCAAGTTCAGCCGATTGACAAGCCTTTTAAGGTCGGGAAAAGCGATCTGATGTTTCCGGGTGATCCATCCGGTAGACCGGAGGAGATTATTCATTGTCGCTGCACGATGCAGTCAGTTATGGATTAAAAGGAGGAACTGAATATGTTCAAGTCAGCACGAAGGATTATGGATCGTGTCTTTTTACGTTTTCATTATACTGAAAGGAGGTGAAAAAAAGATATGACTTATAAACTGAAAGATGCCAAGATAACGCACATCTCCCTAGTAGACAAGGGAGCCAACGGTGTACCGTTTGCAATCATTAAGGCAGACAAAGCTAGTGCTATTCAAAAGCAGGTGCAGATCGCGAAGATCGACGATGACAAGCGCATTGTAAAAGGTGTAGTGTACGAGCCGGACGTTTCCGATGCTCATGATGATCAAATGGATGAAGTCGAGATTGAGAAAGCCGCGCATCTCTTTATGGAGAAGCAGCACACATATAATATCGACAAGCAACATGATCTGGAAGCTGATAAAGGTTATGTCGTCGAGTCTTACGTTGCACCCTGTGACATGGTGCTGGGCGACCAAGCCATCGCAAAAGGCTCTTGGATTGCAGCTGTCAAAGTAACTGACGACGACACCTGGGACGACATCAAGAAAGGCGAGATCACTGGCTTTAGTATGTGGGGTGTTGGCAAGCGTGAAGAGGTTGAGGAAGAAGAGGAAGTATCCAAGGGTCTCTTGAGTAGAATTGCAAAAGCGTTAGGTCTGATTGAGAAGGGCGCAGTCGCAGACAAATATAATAAGAACCGGAAGAACCGAGAATTTTGGGCCGCACAAGATGCCTTAAACTCGGTTCTTTTTCGTTGGGAATCTTGGGAAAGCGGCATGGAGTCCGATCCAGAGACTATCCGTGAGGCTTTGCAAGATTTTGTTGAAATTGCACAGGATGTACTCCTACAAGATGACATTGTTAAAGCCATCGGGACACCTCCTGAGCTGATCGCCAAAGCAGGTAAGAAGATTTCTTCCGGCAACTTGAAACATGTGGATGATGCTATTACTGCACTAACTGCACTTAAAAATAATACGGTTCCTGTAGAGCCAGAGGAGGAAGACGATTTGAAAGCAGAGGATATTGCAAAGGCCGTAACGGCTGCCATGGCTCCCATCACTAAGCAAGTGGAAGGTTTGACTGCTGAGATTGCGGAGTTGAAGAAAGAGGAAGGAATGGGGGAACAGCCTGCTGGTACCGAATCGGTAGCTACTTCTGAACAGAACGATGTAACCGACGCTATCACGAAGGCACTTGCACCATTTACGGAGCAAATACAGACATTGGCTGCTGATGTACAGTTGGTCAAAAACAGTCGAGGCGGTTCCGTACAAGGTGGAGAAAACGAAGAAATTAACAAGGCATCGGGTGGCGTAAGCTTCACCGGTTTGCTCTAATCTAAGGGGGATAATATTTCATGAGAACAAACGGTCAAATCGCTAATACTACCATTCAAAAATCCACTATTGTAACATCGATGGATAACACAGCGCTCAATTATGAACAGGTGGATGCTTTTACGGAAATGGCGTATGAATCTACGGACTTTCTTAAAGGGATTCGCCACATTAATAGACTGAGCTCCAAAGGTACAATTGATAAGATCGGCGTGACGGGTCGTAACTTACGTAGCAAAAAAGAGAATGTCATGGCATCGAATACTACGGCTCCAACTTTTCCACAAGTACCTTATGCTGTTGAGCCGGTTGTACTTCCATTTGAAATTACAGAAGAATTTATCCGTCAAACGCAGCGTGTTCGCGGCCAAAATGCTGAGGATATTATTATGCGTTCCATGTCCAATAACTTTGGCGAAAACATGCAGGACATTGGCTTCAATGGAGATACAGCTGCGTTAAGCACAGATCCAGACTATGAATTCCTGAAGATTAATGACGGTTGGCTGAAGCTTGCGCGCAAAACAGGTAACTTCCTCGACTTCAAAACGATGACGGAGAAGCAGAAAAAAGGAATACTATTCGAAGTAGAACGTGCTATTATGACTCGCTTTCGATCTGGCGGTGTATTCAAATACTTTATGCACCCAAATACCTTCTCAAAACGGCTTCAAAAACTTGCGGAAATGGATACAAGCGCATCGATTCAACTTCAAATCGCGGGTGGTGTTAAGAAGGTCAATGCTTACGAAGTTGAGGAGGTGCCGCACATGCCAGAAGGTGCGATCCTGTTCACGTATCAGTCGAACTTTGCCATGGTCCACACATACGACATGCAAATCCGTAAGACGACCGAAGGCAAAGAGGCAATCTACGCTGACAAGCGTTTCTATGCGATCCACACAGATTTCGACTCTATCTTTGAAGAACCTCAAGCAGTTGCTTATGTGGAAGGGGTGGAATTTTAATGGCATACGTTACGTATAGGGGGACAAACGCGTCCCTTACCCTGCACGGTACCAGATTTGAACCAAAGGTTCCGGTGCTAATTGAAAGCGAGGCAGTTTTGAAGAAGTTACGAGACCAAGCTGATTTTGAGATACGTGAGGAAAAGGTCATTCCACTGGAGGACCTAACACTTGTCCAGCTTAAGGATAAAGCGAAGGTTGCTGGCATTGAGGGATTCAGTGACCTGAAAAAGCAGGAATTGGTTGACGCACTAAATGCGCACGAAGGTAAGGGACAGTCCAATGTTGACCCCAACGACCCTCCAACTACGTAGTCGTGTGAGTGCAGTTCAGGAAGCCTCGCCTGAACTGTTGGAGCAGTACATTGATGACGCGCAGACTAGGATAGAATTATACTTGCCCGTTATCTTTCCTGAAATGGTAGACAAGCAGCTCATGTTAGCCTGGGTAAGGCTAGCAGAGTCGCTAGCTCTTCAAGATAGTGAGGAGTATCTTGCTTCAGTAGCGAGGGGATATTCTTCAGAGAGTGATGGAGCTTGGACTTATACGAGGCAGGCAGTTGCTGGTAAGACCACTGGTAACGCTGATGTAGATACCATTCTCTTCCTCTGGGTTAAGAAGCAGGAGCAGGCCGATGACGGAAACGTCACGGCCTATTTGCTATGAACCATCGCTTCCATACACCACTGGCACTGTACCGGGTAACAAGGAAGAAGGATGACGACGACCTGTTCAGTGATCGAAAGTCCGGCAAAGTAGGGGATTATAAGTGCTTTGTCATTAAGACTGAAACGGCTGAGAAGACCGACGAAAAGCCGGTGCTGTATATCATCAAGAAAACTATCGGATTGCCCAAATCAGCCGATGTGAGGCTTAGCGATGAGATACATTTACTGGGTCGTCGCTACTTAGTTATTGATGCGATTCCCCGGCGATATTGGAGAGAGATCCTTGTTACATGTGAGGTGAAGGGCAGTGAACATTCATGATTTCGACGGCTTGGCCCGTAAGTTTAAAAAGCTTAGCGATGAAGGAGTGAGTGAGATCCTCCGTAACATTGCTGAAGCTGTGGGGGAGACGCTATTAAACTTAGTCATTGATGAGATCGATAAGCAGGATCTTATTAATACGGGTTTAATGTGGAACTCTTTTACACGTGGCGAAGACGGAAACGTATGGGAATGGGATGTGGACCGCAATGCGATCACCCTTGAAGTTGGTTCTAATTTGGGAACCCGAAGTAATGATCCAAGCAAAGCGGGATATCCACGGTTGATTAATGATGGATATACAATTCACAAGGCCCACTTCGTGCCTGGTTACTGGGATAGTGTAGGAGCATTCATTTATGATCCAAAGGCTAAAGGCGGCTTTATGGCAAAACCGAGATCATTTATTGGTCGGCATTATTTTGACATTGCCATCAAGCAGTTGGAAGGTGGCATGAATGCTTTAATCCAGAAGCGTTTGGAAAAGGAATTGGAGAGGATGCTGTCATGATGGATGTTGGGCTTAAAGCGTGGGCTGAGATCGTGCAGCAGATCTATCCTGATCTTCCGATTCTTCGTGATCGATCGTTATGGCAGGCCGGACAGTTTGAACGGCCAAGCGTATTTGTGGAAACTAATCTGGTTTCCGACAAAGTGCATACGCCGATGGCAGACAGGATCATTGAAGACGTGGGACTGGTCTTCCATTTTGATATGGAACGAATCGGGGAAGAGGATCAAGGCGAGCCAATTCCGTTGGACCTGGCTCCTTTCTTCTTATTCCTTCGGCAACGTAGATTCTGTGTAGCATCAAAGCGCTTCGGGATCATGATGGTGATAGAGGCACCACGTACACGGGAACTGAATGATAAGACAGAGGTCACTTTCCGTTATTCCTATTTGCTACACGTTCCTAAGCTACTGATCAAAGACGACGGGCAACCGGTGGAAAAAATCAACGATTTTTATATCGATGAAGGGAAGAACAAAGCATGAGTGTTAAAAAAACAACCCGAGATCCTGCAGATAGTTCAGATGATTTGAACAAACGTACCAAACAGGAATGGATTGAGAGCGCAGCGGTATTGAAGCGGGAACGCTTTGAAATTGCAGGCGCTCTTTTTGATTGCAAAGCAGATGATCTGTTATCAAGGCAGGAAGTTAATCAAAAGCTGGAAGCATACTTGCGCCCAGCAACGAAGGAGGAAACAGTGAATGTCGATACAAAGGAATAGAGCAGGTGCTTACGTTGAACTTATCGCACTAGCAAAGGCTCGCGTAATCCCGGTTACGGGTCGTGTTCTGATCCCTTATCAAGCCGAGTGGGGGGCGCCTAACCAAGCAGTTGATATGGCGGATACATCCGAGCGATTAAAGGAGTCGGGTTTACAGGTGGACGAACTAGAGCTTGCTGCAGAGAATGGAGCAACAGTCGTCGGCTACCGCGTCACCAACGAGCAAGAAAAGCCAGCTCTTTATACTGTGCCTGATAGCTACACCATTGAGGCACGTTATCCAGGTACGCGCGGTAATGACTTTGAATTTATGGTGCGGTCAGACTTGGTAGATTCAACAAAGAAAGAGATTGTGATCCGAGATACCAAAGGAATTTATGACACGGAGACATACCTGGTTGCTGACAAAGCTGAAGCTATTGAAATACTGAAGAAGTCGGCTATGGTCCGTTTGAAAAATACAGGAGCAACTACATTGGCTGATCTGGCTTATACAAAGTTAGCTGGTGGCATCACGGGAACGGCTACGATGACTACATCCGATTGGAGTCGTATCTTTAATCGGGTTGATGGTCTAACCTTTGATGTATTCTATTTGCCATCCACTGACAAAGCAGTCCAAGCAGCTTGCAAACAATGGCTACTAGATCGCCGTATTAAGGCTCGTAAACTTGCACAGCTGGTGATTGCAGGGGAAGCATCTAAGGATGGTGATATTGAGTCACATAATGAACGTAGTCGTGCGATGAATGCACGTTACATCATTAACTGTACTTTAGCTGGTGAACACATCAATGGTAAGACCTACAACTCAATTCAGTGGGCCACATGGATAGCCGGGCTTGTAGCTGGTACGCCTGCCAACAAATCATTTACAGGTGTGAAGGTGCCTATGAAATTGGCTAAGGTGGATTGGAGCCATAGCGAAGTGATTAAGGGCTTGGTTGAAGGTACGCTAATGGCTACCCGTGACGGTTACGACTATATCATTGAATCTGCAATTAATACGCTGACCACACTTGGAACGGGAGAGCGTGAAGACTTCGGAAAGATCAGGGTGTCTATGACGATTGATCAGGTGCTTAATGATATTTATGCAACTGCCAAAAAGCAAAAGGCAAAGCTAGACAACGATAAAGATGGCCGCGGAATGTTTATTGCTGCCGTTCTTGAGTACCTTAAAATCCGCGGCCAACAAAAGGCGATTGCTGCTGGATTTTCATTTACAGAAGACGGTTCGAAGACGAGCGACTTCGATTATGCTTACTTCAAGTTGTTTGCAAAACCACTGGACGCAATCGAAGGATTCTTTATCACTTGGGAGGTGGCGTAATCAATGGAACGCGAACTGATTGGCCGTAACCTGTCCGTTCAGGACGACAACGGTGATGATATCCAAACTATTAAAGAGATCGAGGTTATATTGAAGCCGGAGAACCTTGATATTGTTCGGGCACGGCGCATGACCAAGACAAAGCAGCTCACAGGTTATGAGATTACCGTTAAGTTAGTAATGTCTAAGCTAGAATCACGACTGCGCTACAGGTTGCTAGAAGACTTCAAAGCAGGAAAGACATTGTTCTTGCCCCGAATCACAGGTTCCCTAGAAGATAAGATGACAGGTAATACCGAGCGGGTGCTGATTACGGGTATTCATATCCATGAGGAGATGGACATCCTGGTTGCAAAGATAGATGACAATAACGGTATCGATATTACTTTGTCCGGTACAGCGACGGATTTCGATTTTGTTGAGAAATTTCCGGATTATATGGCTTAAATATACTCATATAGCCTTTTAGGCGCTACTTCTCGGTACAGTTTTTAAAGGAGTTACAATGAGAATTAGCGAATATAGATATATACATTTAATTTAAGGATAGAGGCAGCTAATGATTAAGAAATATTTTACGAAATTTCCTTTGTGGTTCACCATTATCTGGTGTTTGGTCGTTTTGGCCTATATTATTTTAATTCTGACTAATCAGAATATTTTAATAATGACGGGTTTAGCAATAGTCATGTATGTAGCAAACGCAATCCGAACTTGGAAAAGTGAGCGAGGATTGGCTATTGTTTCGTGCATATTAGTTATCATGTTTTCGTATATTCTTTACAAATTCTTAACGCTATAAAGAACATCATTAATTATCTAGACTACCTTAACTCAGGTGGTCTTTTTTCTATTCAGAAAATATCTTCGAGGAGGAAATAATCATGAACGATAAATTAGAGAAATATCTGGCTAAAGGCAAAGAAGGACATAAGGATGACATCATTAAGGTGTCTGCTGACGGCGAGGATTGGGCAGTACGTCGCCTAACGACAATGGAAGTTCGTCGTGCTTACGAACTTGCGTACGAGGAAGACGGTACTGCAAAAACAATGTTCAATGAGATCGACGTTATGATCGTCAAGGCTACGGAGCATGATTTTGACTGGAACGATGTTGATCTGTTGAAGTCGTTTCACTGTACGAGCAAATTTGAGCTACCACCTCGGTTGTTAGAAAATCCGAATGATTATTCTGCTCTTAGTCAAGCAGTGCGTAACTTCCAAGAAACGAAGGATGCGTTGATTAAAGAAGCAAAAAAATCATCAAGCAAGATGGAGAAGCAAGCTGGGTAGCTTCCTTTTGGATTAACCAGAAGCGACTACCCGCAGAAATACTGCCGTATGAGGTTGATAAGCAGCGGCAGTATTATTTCTGTCTTGCCGCCGGCATGATCGCAGAAGAAGAGGCGAAGCGGCTGGCTAAGAAATAGAAGGAAGGAGGTGAAAGAGAATAGCAGCTACATCAAAAGTGACGGTGCCGTTTGAAGCACAGGATTTTATTTCTGGTGCTGTCAGGAATATACGCACGGTACTGCGCGGTGCTACCGATGACCTATTAGATTTCCGACGCGCATCCGGACAGATGGGGGATGATTTGGTTTCCAACCTCAGACGATCTCGAAGCGCAGCGGATGACTTAGGGAGTCGGATCAGCGGGGCTACGGACGAAACACGTAGGTTGGGAAGGGCAAATGTTGATGATTTATTCCGGCGCGCTCGGAGCGGAGCAGACGATCTAAGGCGCTCTGCGTCTCGGGCTGATGCAGAAATAAGAGGGATGAGTGACTCCCGTGTGCATATACGTGCAAAGGATGAGGTAAGTCCTGTCTTAGATAGCATTTCATCTAAGATATCCACTATTGCCGTTACTGCTGGTACTATGCTTCTGGGCAGTGGGCTAAAAGATGCCATGTTTGGCAATGTGATGGACTATTATTCAGAGGTTTCTCGTAGTGCAGCCCTGTTACCAGCTAATGTGCGGGAGAAGAGTCTCAAAACAATTGATAACTTGCACGCTCAAGGGATTATCCCTACTCAAACTGAGGGAGCCAGGCAATTAGCAGATTTAGCTCCTTTGGTAAAGGACAAGTCCAAGGCAGATGACTTTTTAAATGCTTCTTCTAAGATACAGTATATCCGGCCTGATTCAGGAGCAGAGGAAGTAAATCGTGCTTTGGCTCAGTCTGCAGATACCTTTAAGGAAAGCTATGGATCAGTAGCTGACAGCATGATGTATGCATACAAAGAGGTGGGGGATCGGCAACAAGACTTATTCGATACTTTTTGGGAGTATAGCGGATACATTAAAAGCACTGGGGCTAATTCGGGGCAGATGGCTAACTTCTTGACACAAAGTGTTAAAGAAGGCAGCTTCAATTTTGACAAGCCAGCAGACTTTATCAAGGAGACGTTCGGTGTAAAAGCTTTAGACTCCGGGGATATGGAGAAATACTTTAAACTTCGGGGTGCGGGCAAAGAAGAGGCACCTCGGCAAGCGGCTGCTTTTACCAATGATATTAATTCAGGTGACGAGCAGCGGGCCAGAGGTGCCCTCATGGCGCTCGTGGGGGATTTAGCTAGCCAAACACAAAGTGATTTAAAACAATCACTTGTTTCCTTAGGAGCAGCGGCGGCAGAAGATAACGGGAGCGCTATTATGAAGACGTTCCCGGTCCCCTTCCAGCCAGCACCTTTTAGTATATCTGGTACCACGGACGCAATGGTCAAGTCTCAGCAAGACGCGAATCCTATGCAAGGTACCATCCAGACACGAGCTCTAATTGATCAGCAGATGCAAGATATTGGTGCGAACCTATCTACTGCTGTTCTTCCTGCACTTAAAGAATTCAATAAGTTACTTACAGATAATAAGGACGATATACAGGAAATTGGCTCCAAAGTTGTAGGTCTTGTTAGTGGGTTTACAAGTGTCTATAGCGAACACTTTACTGCAATTAATACAGGGTTGCTTCTGATCGGTGGCAGTATCGCTGCAATAAAGGTAACTAAATTTGGCAAGGGACTCATAGACGATACGATTGCAGGGAGTAAGAAAGCCCGTGGTTGGCTCAGTCGGGGCAAGTCAGCAAAGAATCCTACTCCTACCGAAGAGATTGGAAATACTACAAAAAAACGCTTCTCTCTTCAAAGAGGTGGCATTGGTGGTAACGGTGGGGGGATAGGGGGTCTAAGCTCTGTTTCTTCAATGACCGTTAATGCCAGTGTGGTATACCTGAACGAGGCTGGTGGAGGTCTTGGTGGCAATGGTGGGAATAGGAAACGCAGAGGAGGTCGAGGAAGCAAACGAGGTGGACGTGGGCTAGGGCTAAACGGTAAAGGAACAAATAATCGTAATACTCTGGGTGGCCGGAGTAAGGACGCCATAGGTGCGCGACGTGGTAACGGAACAACAAGAGCACTAAACTTACCTGATGTTGATGTAGCCCCAGCAAAGGCGCGGGTTACTTACCGAAGTCCAACACGACTAAAAGGCCCCTCATCAATTCCAGATGTAATCCCTGATGCACCTAAAGGTGGCATGATTAAGGGATTATTTAAAGGTGGAAAAAAGGCACTTAAGGCGGCGGGGATTGTTGGTACAGTGGCAGGGATTGGATTTGGTGGCTATGACCTATACCAGGCAACAAAAAAAGATGGTATTAGATCGGCCATATCTTCAACAGGTGGTTCCATGCTGGGTGGTACTGCCGGAGGTATCGTCGGAGGAGTGGTCGGTTCACTAGCTGGTCCCATTGGTACGGCTGTCGGTGCGGCTGCTGGAGGATGGGTCGGTGAAAAAATTGGTTCAATGGCCGATAATGCCGGGTGGACCAAAAAAGCTGTAGACGGTATCTATTCCATCAGTAACTGGTTCACTGGGAAGAAAGAAGCACCTGCAGCGGCTCCAGTCGCACCACCTGAAGCGAAAGTTACTTTCGGAAATATGACACCTGAACGAGAGAAGCAGCTTCAAAAAACCTTCGAATCATTCCGTTCGGACGTATCGAAGAATGGCATAAAGCAAGCGTTGAACAGCGCAATGGATCAAAGCGGTGTCACCCAGACAGTGGATAAGATAAAAGACCGCTTTATAGGTATGTTAAAGAGTACAGATTCAAAAAAGGCTCAGGACAATATCCATGCCGTTGGTACAGCATCTCAGAAAACAGGTGTTCAAACAAAGCAGCTTGGAGCAACCGCTAAGAGTAGTACACAGGAGATCGTACAGGGGGCAGGTCGTGCCGGGAGTAGTTTTTGGGGAATTAGTACTGCAGTAAAGACTGCGACAGACCAAACACGGTCGCATTTGATGTCGTTGCAGAATATCAGCAGTAAAGGAAGTAGTTGGGGAAGTAATTTAATCTCCATGATGACATCAGGAATCCGGAGTAGATTCCCATCGCTAACATCGGCCGTTTCTGAAGCTGCAGGAGTTATTAAGAACTTTCTCGGTTTTCACTCACCAACCAAAAAGGGTCCAGCTAGTAAATCTGACAAATGGGCAGGAAACTTTGTTTCAATGTTCGCAGGTGGGTTAAAGTCGGATTCCATACGAGAAAAGATGACTTCGATTGCTGGAACATTGCGAAGTGGTGTTCAGAGTATCCAGGGACCGCAGAGTGGAAGCATGACCGGAGGCGTTTCGATTGCTCCATTACTTAATCAGGCAGCCCCTGCAACACCTAAAGCTGTCACCATACAGAACATTAACATCGACTTTGGAGAGTTAGCGAAAGGAATTACGGACTTTGCTCAATTTGCCAAGATGATGACTAGCTCTCAAGGTCGGGCACTGATTCGTCAGGTATTTGGTGAAGAGTTGTACAAAGTTCTGGAGAATGGAGGGTAAGCCATGTTGGCATTATCGCAAGGGAAAATCCGTCTTACATTCCCGATCACCCCTACAGAAATTCAGATTACATCTGGTAATGAGGTCGAAGTCTTTACCGTTATTATCGGACAGGAGCGAACAGGTAAACCCGTTTCTAAAGTGAATCGGGTTTCTTTCTCGATCATTTTACCACGTCAATGGGAGAACATTTGGGAGAAAGATAGTAAGCAAACAGTCACTTATAAAACCCCAGAGACAACTTGGAATCTGTTGGAACAATGGAAGGCAAAGCCAGTTGTACTTAATTTCGAAAACTTATTTAGTCAGACGATGATCATTGAAAATATGGAGAAAACCTATAAAGACGGACAGGGCAATCTTCATGCTACTTTATCATTTGTCGAGAATAAGCCGGTAAAAATCGTGTCCTACTCCAACACAAGGCAACTGCTTAAACCTGGTGTAATAATAACTAAATCATCCAAGAGTCGGCCAAACACGACTGGGAAAAAGGATGCGAAAAATAAGAAGAAGACAAGCGAAAAAGCAAAAAAAGCTAAGGATAAAAGTAAGAAGGCTAAGGATAATGCGAAGGGTTCCTTCAATTACTCGGACCAAAAGAGCCGCATAGCCAGTAAAAATGCTAGCGTTAAAGGGAAGTGATTGGTGTGAATGGTTTCGCAGTTTTGTATGGAAAAGATAACACTCGCCACGTCTTGACAGATGCGATCGAGGAGCTGTCTTGGTCTTCTGGCCGGGATGAGATAGCCCGTAGTGCGACGGTGCGGTTACGCAATGCTACGGGCATTGGGGTGGCTGGAATGCTGATGTGTTTTTCGCAGCAAATTAAAGGTTCGCTAACGAACGCTAAGAATCAATTTTTCCACGGCCCGATCATCAAGTATGAGCACAATGAATTTACAGATGCTTGGGAAATCGAGACTCGTGAAATTGGCTGGTATCTGGCGAAGAACAAAGGCACGCGTCCATATCTGAAGGGAGAAGCGGGGGCAGAGCTACAGCGTTACATCAAAACTACAGGTGTAGACTTCCGTTGCCCGAAGCTTGGTTACAACCTGGATGAACGTTATGGCACGATGTATCATTCCGATCTGATCTTGGATGTGCTGCAAAAGGCATATGAGCGTAGCGGTTACCGATATCATGTGGACGTAGTACGGACAGACCAGAGTTTCTATCTGGAGGTAAAAAGGGAGGGGACCAATAGCCGGGTCCCTATTTTTATTCCTGATCAGATGGAGTCTAGCACAACAGGTTATTCCATAGAGGATACGTACACGGTCGTGACAGCTCAGAAGTACAAAGACGACAAGCTAGCCTCTTCAGTGACTAAGACTAATGCGGGTGCGGTGAAGGCGATAGGAAGGATGGAAGAAATCATTGAGATTGAGGAGGATGAGACTCCGGCTATGATCGCAGCTCAGCGACTAAAGGCTTTATCTATTCCCAAACAGATTAAAAAAATTACCGTCAAACATGAGGACCACACACTTTCCGGATTAAGAGCTGGTTGGCTAGTGCTGATCAAGACTGATCATGTATCTAAATGGATTGTGGAGAGTGCAGACTCAAGCTTTAAGAACGGGATATACACGTTGCAGTTGGTGCTCGAGAGGAGGGAAGCCTAGTGCTGAACGAAGCATTGAAGCTGTTTCGGGAAAAAACAACGGGACACATCGATGCCAAAGATACAGAACGGGCCACGCTGCTAAGTTGGCCGGTCCCAAGAATTGAAGTAGATGGAGATCCGTATCCTTATGAAGCGGATAAACTAGTCGTTGCAGATTACCTGCAGGAAAGACGTACGGAAGTGACTTTTGAGGTTGAAGAGCCATCGATCACCGTGTTAAAAGGCATCCTGGTCACACCAAGTCCTCTGCAGGTTGGTAATCGATTGATTGTGTCTCGCATGACCGGACAACGATACTATGTGCTTGGAAAGGATGTGGCAAGAGGTGGCTGATGGAGGATTTTTTCCTGAACTAGATTTATCTGAAGTGGAACAGATTGAATCTACTGAATCTGTTCCCTCTGAAACAAAATGGACCTATGTTATCGATTGGCGAAGCCGCCGCCTTGAACTCACCGATAGTGGACGTCCAAGAAAGACCCAAACTTATGTGGAATACCTGGTACAGACGGCAATGAAAATACTTAATACTGAACGTTTTCAGTATGTCGTGTACGGAGAGGACATTGGCGTTGAAAAATCTGAGTGGCCGAGTTGGGAAGATGTTGAGATCAAGCGTGACATTGAGGAAGCATTGACTGCTCATATTGAAATTGAACAGGCAGAGGTATTGTCCATGCAGCGAGTAGGCAGGGACATGCACCTGCAGATCTCATTGACTGGCCTAGTGGGAATTGCGTTGTTGGAGGAGGAGATTACACTATGAATTTAAAATTAGCGGATCTGCCAGTTCTCCCACCGATGGCAATATTAGAGGAAACACCCGAGGATATTTACCGTCGTTGGGTGAATAGGGCCATCACACTGGCAAATGACAGAGGTCTACCTCCTCCGCCTACGGACGATGCCGAATTCTTCTATGACCTATGGTATCCCATCGCTCAAGAGATATCTGAGCAACAGGAGCTCTTAACCTATGCCTTCATTCAAGCGTTCCCGATTTGGGCGGATAGCGAGTTTTTGGACGGTCATGGGTGGTCGGATGGACTACCACGTAAAGCGGGAGAAGATGACGACACATATCGACTGCGGCAACTTGATCGAGCCTTTACTGAGGAGGGGAGTGGCCGTAAGAAGGACTATGAAACATGGGCCATGGAAATGGAAGGTGTTGGCGGGGCCATGGCACGGGAGAAAGAGAGGCATGATACCTCTATTGATTTGTATCTTACGGATCTGAATAGCCAGCCGATTACAGAAGCATTCGCGGAGACGGTGAAAGCTTGGATGTGGGATGAAAGGCGAATTGCGGGACATGACCTCCAGGTACATTCGGCACAAGTATTTACATTGCGTATCGAGGCGAAGTTGGATACCGCAATTGATCGGGCTGAGTTGGTTGATCACATACACAAACGCATCCTGGATTATGCTATTGGTCGTAGCAAGTTAATCTACAACTATATGGCTGCGCTGCTACTTGTCAAAGGCGTTGAAAACTACAGCAACTTCAGCATGAACGGTGCGATTGAGGATATTGAAGTACCAACCACGTCTGTACTGAAGCTTGAGGTGATCCTTACATGATACCTTTACGATATCGGGAGATGTTGCCGCCCTACATGTATGAAATCGACATGGCAGAGCGGCACTTTATCGTTATGGAACAGGAAATAGATGACCGAGAAAAAAAGATTGACGACTTGGGTGACCAATTTATTTTGCAACGTGCTACCTGGGCATTATCTATGTGGGAATGGATATATTTTCGACAAGAGAAGAATGGAAATTTGGAGCATCGCCGGGAGGAAATACGCCGGAAGAGATGGGCAAAGAGGCCCTTTACTTTGCCAACGCTTCGGCTGATCGGCAACAAGTATGGCAAACTTCTTAATGTGATCGAAGACTTTCAGAAGAAGGAGATCCGCTTTGAATTTGCTGCAGGGGAAAAAATAGATCTGGCTGCATTGGAGGCGGATTTTGAATATATCCGGCCCGTGCATATCTTACGAGCAGTGCCGGTCGCCAGAACACCTGAGCAACCTATTATTATTCGTGGAGTCGGTTATGGCCATCAAGTGGACCTTCCGATCTGCGGTTTGGAGATCCCGGTCGAAGTAGGCGTAAGTGGTAAATTAACTAATCAGACGTTGACGGTTGGTAGCGGTAGAATCTACCACGGGGTCGATGGGCCGATAACTGGATTTGAGATACCAATAAAATAAGAAAGGATGATCTAAGCATGGCCGACCTTGTACAGCCGCGCTTGCTTGATTATATCTTGCAGGACATGAGCGCTCGTTTTGACCACGCGTTGTTGAATATCGGGGGAGAGCTTATCCCTTATCCGATACACAATACGATTTTCTCCAGCCAATCTGTCCGCAAATACGTTTATGTAACCGAAACGCAGGCTGTGGGGAAACAAATATTAGGATCATCCCTGATGGATAAGGATGGTAATACGTTAGCAAACCAAGCTCTTAACGTCATCAAAAGCGATAAGGGTTTTTTAATTGGCTTTGAGATATCAGTACGATTGGAGGCGACAACGAATGTATGACAAACAAATATGGAAAGACGAGATACCGGATTTGACTAAGCCAATTTTAGATGCGAATGGGAAACAAAAGACTGATCCGCAGACAGGGAGATCGCTCTTTGAGCTTGTCCAAGAAGGGACACGGATTACTTCTACCCGTTTAAACAAAATGGAAATAGGGATCGGGGGTGCTCATGATTTAGTAGAGATGTTGGCGAAAGAGCTTGGGGGAAACTTCGTAGCATCATCCAACGGGGTAATAGGCTTTCAATTCTCAACTAAGGATCTCTCGGTCAGCTGGACGACAGGAATCGCATATGTTGGCGGTAGAAGATTTGAAGTATTAGCGGGCAGCTTACCACTAAATCCAACACAGGGTCAATATCTGTATTTGGACCTGGACGGTAAGATAAAAAAGACAACATCTGAAGCAATTGCGGCAACTGCTCTTTTACTTTGGTATGTGGCCACTGACGCCAGCGGAGTTATTACCTCTACAGATAAGCGTAGTACCGTAAACATAGCTGAAATCCTTAAGAAAATTGAGAACATTGACGTAGATATCCCTGATGCCAGCTTGACGGTTAAGGGTATCACAAAACTGAGCAGTGCAGTAGACAGTATGTCAGAAACTCAGGCAGCTACGCCTAAGGCGTTGAAGACAATAAATGATTCTCTTACTACGCATAAGGCGGATAATGCGAAGCATGTACCGCACTTAGGGACGACTACAAATATCGGTAATGCCTATAGCGTTACAACCACAGAAACCATAGCCGCTAATCAAAAGTTTACAGTAAAGGTCAACGCGGCATCTACTGGTGCCGCAACACTCAACGTATCATCCATAGGTAGCGCAAAGGCTATCAAGAAACCAGGCGGTACGGACGCGACTCTTAAAGTAGGAGTGTATACATTTTTTTGGGATGGAACGTCTTTTCAATTATTGGGTGAAGGAGGTGAGACACTAACAGGAGATGCTATTGCTGCCAATGTTTTAGCATCTAAAACCTTTTACAAAGATAACCCCGAAACCAAATTAACGGGGACTATGGTCAATCGAGGAAGCATAGGAACTCAAAATCTAACACTTCAAAATCAAGAATACACAGTAGAACAGGGATATCATGATGGTACTGGAAAAGTAAAGGCTACTTATATCGCTAAGGGCAAAACAGCATTAGGTAACACAATGGCAACACTCGGCGGGGACATAACAGTAACTGGTTTGGATTTCACCCCAAGAGTAATCAGAATCCGAAGTGCTTCTAGCAGTTTTCCAAAGCCAATCACCGTTATGCATAGGGGTGTTCAAGACTTCTCAGGAATTTCACATGACATATTTGGTACTTTAGATGCAGGCGGTACGACAGGGTACGGAGGCGACTCCACTGTGAACAGCCGATATACCATCACATCGGATGGATTTACAGCGACAATTCGAACGAACAATATACCAGTCTACTGGGAAGCAGAAGAATAGGAGGAATACTCATGCAAGTAGGGAATAGAATTATCTTTGACAATGACGGAGAAATCGTTTACCAAACAGGCGAAATGCAGGGAGACGTATTGCAAAGAAAAGAGATCACTGAATTGAATTTCATAGATTTAAAGTATGGTGCTATTAATGTTCAAACTCATCGAATTATTGGAGTAGACACTATGACTAAGCAACCTATTTTGGAAGAGAAACCGCAAATATTAACACCCGAACAGCAACAAGTAAAAGACTTAGAAAATGCTTTGTTATTATCGGCTGATGCCGAAGTGGGAGGGATTTTATAATGACGAATATTAATCCAGTGGTAGTACGTATTGCAGCAGAAAGAATCATGAGGGGTGGGCAGAATCCAAAAACGGGAAATGTCTATGTATTGGATGATGTTACAAATCCTGAATACCGTCAGGCTATTGAGGACTTTATTTTAGGAAAAACAGAAGGAGTATAATATCGGAGTAGGATGATATTACGTTTAAGACTTTGTATGAAAGAAGTAGAGATTTATATTTTGGGAGAATGAAAAAAATAATCTTTAATCAATTATTTTCTTAAAAACTCTCTTTAACCAATTTTTTTTAGTATAATTTGGAGTAAAGGGATGGTGTTTGATTATTTTTTATACGGTATTAGAAAAAATGTTATTCTTATTTAAATTTTTTGGTTATTTGTATTTAGCTTTCTTGGTTTATGCTGATTTTATAGGACCAGAGCAATTTGCATATTTACTAGATGTAAAGGAAGTTTCAGAGGAAGGTGTTAAATTGGGAGCTATAATACTTTCAAAGCAATTAATATTTGTTACTATTGGAGTTGGAATAATGGAGGCTGCTAGTAACTTTGTCAGCTTGTTCAAACGGGATAATAATTAAGATATAAAGTAAGGCGTTAAAGGAAGATTATACGCAACACCAACAGCACCTTAGATGGTGTATTTTTTCTTTTACATGGAGTAATTAACCATAAAACTCTGGTGCATATCGATGATATCTAATATGGTGTTTATACAGGTCCTAAGCTATTTTGTTTTCAATTACCACTGATTTCATCCATGTTCCTTTTTCCAAAGTTGAAGTGGTAAAGTACAACGCAGGATTTTGTGTATAATATAAAATACGCCCAATAGTCTTGGGCGCATTGTTACGATTTTGCTTCTCAAATGGGTGTCAAAGTCGTGACGATGAGAATTTTTATAGGGTTACTACTACGGCAGAAGAAAGATTTCCTGGCTCATTGAACTGTACTGTAGAAGCCTCCATATTATCAGGAATTGAAATAAACACTTCCACCGTCTTTTTTTCTCTAGGCTGAATTTTCATAGATGTACCGGTGGAACTTCCTCTCTGGAGTACTTTGTTGTTGACGGTGATATTAGAGACAAAATTATTGGCAGACCAAGTGAATCCATTTATCGGCTCGGAAGTGGTATACACGTCAAAATTTATAAGTGCAAATTTTTCTCCGCTAGAAGATACAAAGCCAGCAACACCTCCGGGCTCATAAGGTACGTGAGTAGAGTAGGTGACCGAATTTAATTTTAATGTCGTGTTTCCAAGGTTGAATTCTTCTCCCGGATAAATAATTTTAATGTCATCTTTTTTACTATCAGACTTAACAGGTTGGCTAGTTGTTGCGTTATCCTTTTTAGAGCTCAACTCAATCTTTTTATTATTACCATCATAATTAAGATCAGTATTCAGAAGCTCAGCTACTTCCCGCACAGGTAGATAAGTAGTACCGTTTACAACAAGGGGGGTGTTTTTTAATTGTGTTTCTTGACCATTTACAATAATTTTAAATTTTGTTAGTACAGCTTCGACGGTAGATGGTGCGGCAGCGGCTAATGTCGCTGATCCTATCATCATTCCTAATGCAAGTGTGGCAGTGGTTTTGATAATTGATTTTTTCAATATGTACAACTCCTTTAATAACATTATACTTCATCTGTAGAAAATATTGGATAAGGTATAATGTGAAATTATATATTCAGGAATTCGCCCTCGGATCTTATCCGTGGGCTATTTATATTATCAGAATGGAGATGAGAAGCATGGAGAGATTGGATTTGACGTTAAAGTGGGGGATAGCTCTTTTAGGATCGGCAGGGACATACCTTTTAGGCGGTTGGTCTGAACTGATTTCATTTTTTCTACTTGCGATCGTGATCGATTATGTCACAGGACTTGCGGCATCGATTAAGGAAGGTAATGGGCTTAGCAGTAAAGTTGGGTTCTGGGGGATAGCTAAAAAGGGGCTCATGATCCTTGTTGTTATTGTGGCACACAGGTTAGACGAGTTGATGGGAACTGATGTAATCATGATCGGGGCCATTTATTTTTATCTGGCGAATGAATTGATTTCAGTCACAGAGAATTATGGACGTTTGGGGTTACCATTACCTAAACAGATAAAGGATGTCATAGCTATTTTCAAACAAAAGGGGAACGATCAATCATGAATCCATTTGAATCTTATAGACTAACAAGTCCATTCGGATATCGTATTCATCCAGTTTATAAAGTAAAGAAGTTCCACAAAGGCGTTGATCTAGTCACTACGCCTTCTACTGGTCTGCTGTACGCCTTTGTTGCAGGAGAAGTCACACATGCTAAAGAAGGGACAAAAGGTTCAGGATTTGGAGGTTACGGGATCGTAGTAGCTATCAAGGACGATAAAGGGTACCTACATTGTTACGCTCATCTATCTATGGTAACAGTTAAAGTTGGACAAAGGGTAGAGCGCGGTCAGATGGTAGGTCGTCAGGGAAACACAGGTGTAAGCACAGGCGCACATTTGCATTATGAGATACGTAAAAAGTGTATGCCATCATTTGGTTATACCGAGACTGAGAGCGGTGTAGTGGAGCCTACGAAGTACTTGCAGGATTATTATGCAGGGGTGAGTGTACCAGTTGATAAGGGGGAAATTGAAATGAAAGCAACTGATGCAAATAAGATTATTAACACTTATCTAAAGCCTGCGTATGATACAGCTAAGACGGCAGCAGATAAGAAGGAGATGGGAAGACTAGCGGATGAACTTCGAGTGGCATCTGGACAAGCGAAACATAATGTATAAATGAATTCGCAAGCGTCTTGGGAATGAGCCCCAATGACTTCGGTTTAAGGGGCTCATTATCAGTTAGCTTTCGCGTACTTATCATGCCTTTACAATTAAGTTTAATTATCATATTTTTTCTGTGATATTTTTATGGTCCACCTCTCAATACAAGTATTAGAGCGATAACACTAATAATCAATCCAACGAAACTCATTACAATTTGTTTATAGCATCTATCCTTCTGATATAGTATGATATAATTTATTCGAAGAACATAACCTCTGTTAAATTTTTACTCAGCAAAGATAAAAACTTGAAGTACAGTGGAGGATAATATGAAATTAAAATCTAAAATATCAGCAACTCCATTTTTTATTATTATATTAATATGTTCCTTATTAGTAGGTGCTTATGTGTATAATAGAGATTCTATTTCTGAAAAAGATATTAATGAATTTATTGAAAAAGAAAATTTGAAAAAAGTTTCAGTTCAAAAGTTTAGTGATGAGGAATATTATATTTTTAGTACACCCTACATATATGTTTATCGCGGACCTAATGAGTATAATAAATCTACTGCTTCAAATAGAAATAACATACTTTTTGGAGGATTACAGAAAGGATCAATAGGTCTATTAATTAATAATTATGAAGTTTTAAAATATTCTAGAACATATTCCGTAGTAATTGATGGGAAAGCTCGTGAATATGAGTATAAGGGCGAAAAATATCTCATTATAAGAGATTACAGAATTTGGAATCCAACCCCGCAAATTAAAATATTATTCACAGATGATAGAGGTGAGATAATATATGAAACAGATTATTAA